GCAACAATACCATTAGCCCCATTCCAATCGGAAAGACTTCCACCTTCCACTGTTAATTTAATAACTGTTGAATCCACTGTAATCATGCGACATCCTCTACTAAATCCCAAAAGAATCCTGCGTTTGCTGAACTGATACCTATGAACTGTCCCCCACCTGTGATAGCTGGTTTGGCAGCCATATACGCATTAGCAGCTTCTTCTTGAAAGCCCATCTCATCAGAGATGATAACCGAAGCAGCTCTGGAACGAATTACGTCTGCTCCCTGTTTAATCGCTTTCACTATGGAACCGTTATTCCATAAAAGGTTTCCTTGAGAAGGTTTTGGGCGATCAAATATATACTCTGGTAAATGCCAACATACAAAAGAGGCTCTTGCAACTTGTGGATCGTCTCTATCAAACACCATCGCTGCAGCATCGTCAAAGTTCTTGGATTGCCAGAGTATTAATTGATTTGGTCTTGTATATGCTCTCCATACACAATACGCAACAGCTAACCAACTAATAGTCATCTGTCTACTTTTTGGAATCAGTAACAACTTTTCATGTTGAAATAGATGTGCCAAATCCTTGATATACTTCTTTCGAGGAAACAACTTAACTTTTCCTTCGTCTTTCTCGTCTTTCGTTTTTACCAATGCTAAAAAGTTTAGAAACGCATTGTCATTTATATTTGGGTCAATAGACTTTAACGCTCCATCTCTAGCGGCAGCGAGTTTCGCTTTCGTTGCCTCAACAACTGTAGTGATAGCCACTAACTATTCGTCTTCCCATTCAGCGTTATCTTGAGCATCACGCAGTATTTGATCTGCTTCGTCTAATATCTGTTGTTTTTCATCTTCACTTTTCCCTTCAAACATACTTTGGAAAACGTGTTCGTGTTGCTCTGGAGAGAAATCCCCTTTAATTTTTAATATTTTATTAATGGCATCTAATCTAGAAGGCCAATCTTCCACGTGTTCGACAGTCATTCCTGCACCAGTACCGAATTTCATAGGCCTAGTTGCATCTAATGCTTGGTCTAAACGCATATATGCTCTGTGCATACGTTCTGATATACCTTGCTTGGAAAAGAATTTTTCTAGATAAGTTTTAATACGAGGTTTCCCTAATATATTCTTAGAAGCATTTCTGGAATAGGAATCAGAATATCCTGCTTTCTTAGCAGCGTCTGTGGCATTTCCACCATTCTCTAAATAAAACTCTACAAATCGTTGTTCTCTCGGCTCTAACCCTGTCTTTTTGTTTAATTTTGCCACATTTTACCTCAATTTTCGTTAAACTTTCGCCATCGAACTCCTATTATACCACAAAATTAAAAATAATGCAATTAATATAAATAATGAAATGCGACTATTTTGGTCGGTCTTTACTTTCTTGGTACAGAATAAGGGTAATTAAGGCATAATTGGCTAGATCAAGGAGGGTATCTTCTATCTTTTCATCTTTCACTTTCAGTTTCTCTGCTTTCATAAATTGCATTAACCGACTAAACTTGTCGGATAAACGTACTAAACAGCCTTTCCAAGCTGGAATACCTCCCAACTCGCATATTCTGAAGTTAGCGAAGACATCTTTTTTATTAGCGTAGTCGTGTCTTTTCTCTCTGTTGATCCTTTTCATCTCGTCAAGCAGTTTATCGAACCTATCTTCCATAATATTCCCATACTCTTCTTAATCCAGTATCAATAGATATCTTTGGTTCCCACTCTAAGATACGTTTCGCCTTTGATATATCGGCATTGGTGCAGTCTATATCGGAAGAATGTCTAGGTTCGGAACGTATAATTGCTTTCTTTCCTATTATTTCTTCCAGCTTTGTAATAATTTCTTTGACACTGACAGGCTCATCTCTGCCTAAATTAAATATTTCGCAACCAACAGGGATTAATGCTTTCTGTATTCCTTCACATATGTCCTGAACATGGGTATAATCTCTGGATTGCGATCCATCTCCGTACATTATTAGTTCTTTATTGTTACTGATACACTCAATAAACTTACTTACACTCATATCAGGTCTGCCTTTTTCACCATAGACAGTGAAGAAACGCAATATAGAGACATCAATCCCATGAAATCGGTGATAAGTAGAACAAACATCTTCTGCCATCTTCTTTGATTCGGCATATACTGACAACATATTGCCTATCTGGTCGTGTTCCATGAAGGGAATCATCTTCGCACCGCTATATATACTCGAAGTGGAAGCTAATACCAATTTAGGGATCGAAAATTTTCGGCAAAATTCTAAACAATTTACTGTAGACATCACATTATTCTGTATATACTTCCCTGGTTCTTCGTTGGAACGCCTTACTCCTGCACTACCTGCCAAATGAATGACTGCATCTACCTTCATTTTCTCGTTTAACTGTCCCAATTTGTCTATGGAACTGGTTTCCGACAAATCCAACCCCATAAACATAAAATCTCTGGGATTTTTATTACTGTTATCTATGTATTTGACAGCATTGTTCAGAAAGTGAAGACGTTCCTGTTTGAGAGAGAAATCAGAATCTGTGGACATGGAGTCAATTCCAATAACTTTATGGTTTTCCTTTAACATTTTATTTACAAAGTGTGAACCAATAAACCCAAATGCTCCTGTTACTAGATAATTACTCATTTTGCATCTATCTCCGAATTAGTAAACCCTGTAGGAAAGCGGAATCCTTCTATCGTAGGTCTCATTATTGCTAATATATTGCAAGAGGGAGCATTACTTGGAGTTTTGCCATCTAGTTCAAACTGTATCCTTCCCACTACCCTCACCATTTCTGCGTGTCTGACTATCAATTCGTGCCACTTTGCCCATCTACCCCAAGGTAATAACATCACTACAGTGCAACCTCTTTCTGCTTCCTCTATAGATTTCCATACCCAAGAAAGTAATTTATGGTAAGGAGGGTTACACCAGATATGTTTAGTATATATTTCTCTATCAGATAGGTATTTAGACCAGTTGATCGATAAAGCGTTCTCTTTCTCTGTCAGGTACAGATCACATTTTGCATTATTCTCATCTGAAGCAACGTCTAAATCAAACTTACCAAACGCTACCGAACACCTTTTAAAAAATATATCTGGCGTTATCCATTCTTTACTCGTCATCATCTAATCCATGTAGTTGTTCTACCATATCCACAATTCCTGCATAACAAGTAGGGCAGAACTCTACTGATAAAATTCCTATATATCCGTCTATACCGCCCTCTCCATCAATATCAAAGGGACCATTGCAAACTGTACACATTCTATTCCCATCATCTTCCATCGTAAAGTTCCTTCTCTTGCAATATCATCCCATATTCATTCGTTTCTTCTTGTATATGTATATCTTCTCTCAATTTGGGTTTATTCACTTCAAACGATTTATAGTTTACATAGTGATGCCATCTATTCCACTTGTAGCACATTTTTGATACATCTGGATGCATATCCACTAACATCTGACTTTTGTTTTTGGTTCCTTCTTTGTCGTAAAACTCTTCACTGTTTCCTCCACGCAAAGATTGCGTTGCTCTTTTCGATTGTAAAAAAGCATTAAACTGTACAGTGCACATACCACTTTTCATAATTCTTAGGGATAAGTCTGTATCTTCATTATATCTTCCCCTCCATCGAAACGGAATATCGTTTCTGATAAGAAGGCAACTGTAAATTCTTGTGTTAAATTTCACAGCAGGTCTAGAATCAGAAGAAGGACAGAAAATAGTGTAGTTCAACCCTGCCTGTCCAATATTCGTATATCGGAGTACATATTGTTCACACACATAAAATATCGTTCCACTGGTACATTTCACCTTCAGATTCTTGTTTAACCTTTCAAAAGATTCGATATTGTCATCCATTACCCAGTGCCATTTATACCCTTCGGAAATGGAGTGATCCCAAGCAAAATTCCTTGCGCAGCCAGGCCCAGTCCTCTCATCTCCGTCTTTCCAGAAGGTATCATACTCCTCTTTATACTTTTCAGGTAGGATTAATAACTTATCTTTGTCAGTATACTTTGCATAATCGTCGTATTGGGGTTCTTCTATTATTATTCTGTAAGGAACTTGCATTTCTTCCAGACATTTCCTTGTAGGATTTCTTTCCCATCTCCCCTTGCTTACAATATAAATCGGAAATTCAGGATTTTTAGAAGAATTTTCGTCGTAATACTTATATTTACTCGCTTTTTCTTTCAAGGGATACCAAGCCTGATATTTTCCCTTTTTCTGCATCCCATCGAAACACTTTTCTCCGCCATATAAGTGCTTTTTTACTGTTTCTTTAAAATGTTCATAATCTTTCTTGTTCCGAAACTTAAAAGTAGCTGTGATTTCTGGTTCTGGCTCTTTTATATTTGAATATTCTGGCATTCCTTTCCAGTATGTGTCGTGAAAATCTTCTTTTCTTTCTTCATTGCCTTCAAACAGTTTTTTTTGCATCAACGATTACCTCCGATGTCGTTTCTATCCAAACCCTCGCACCACAGGATAATGGTTTGTCAGGAGAATACACTACCTTTGAAGGTCCTAAAATTTCTACCGAATTGCTATATATATTTTCCTTATACGTTTTACAGGAAATAACTGGTTTTCTCTCTCCAGTTTTCTGGTTTCTGCGAATGGTATGCTGATTAATATGTATCCTTCTTTTCAAGTGCCCTTCTCGCTTCATTTAAGGTACCTAGGAGGTGATATCTCTTTTTGTTAGAGTAATCGTGCATGAAAGACGAAAATGGGAGAAAAAACGCCTCTCATGCACTTTTTCCAACATGAAGTACCCACCAAACTATACTACAATGTATACAAAGTCAAGATCGCACCCCCAAATGAACCCCAAAAAATACGAAAGGGACCCATGCCCTTAGTAGAAAAGTGGACAACCCACTCATGCGAACCACCATACCCTATATTTCAGACAACCCTAAAAATCGACACTCCTGTGAGATGGGATATCGTTGCGTGGCGTGGCTTAGTTAGCCGCGGCGAGCGAAGCGAGCCGAGGAGGCTGCGGCGAAAATTTAGCGAAAGTATAGCGAATGAAATGCGAAAACAAATGTGAGTCGATCGCACTCACATAATTTGAGGGGACCATGCTCACATAATCTCATGCGAGATGATCATACCATATGTAGTAGGTGCGATAATGCGAAAGCACAATATGTAGTAGCACAATATGTAGTGCATATTTCATAGGAGCATACCATATGTAGTAGCACCATATATAGTGTATGTGTTGTCAGATCATACTATATATTGTGGAAACTGCATACAGCCTCTGTATTGAGAGATCACGATCGCTCTAATGTGATAGTACGTCCAAAAAAACGACGTCTCAGATCGTCTCTATTAAAGGATCGCATTTTGTCAAGTATATATATGTATATTATTATATTTCTTCCCTTGACGTTTAAATTTTTTTCTGAATGAAAACGTTTTATTATATTATTTAATAGTATTTTAAAGTAATTGACAATATCTACCAGTTTGATAGAATAAGACATGGTTTTTTGTAACGTTTGTACTGGTGATGGCGATCTGGTTATAACGAATTAAAAACCATGTTAAAAATCAATTGAGTTTCTTAATTGAAAGTCACCGTTCTTTTACATTTGAAAAATCTTGTCAGTCCCTATAGTGACCTAGTTCAAACTGGAGATCACAAAATGGTTAAACATCAAAATACAACTAGCAGATTTATTATTGATTCTACAATATATGAAGATCGTCTTCTCGGTACTTTCTACAGTCCAGAAACTAAGAGAGAAATAAAAGACGTTAGATTCACATTAGAGCATGTCTTATGTTTATGTATGGATGGTAGTGAGTATGAGTTTGTTGTTTGGGATTTACCAACACACACTAACAAAGACGGATCACCGCATGATCAATTTGCATGGTATCTGCGAACTTTTAACGGTAGATATTTTATACCTTCTAGCTTTAAAAAGAATGAACCAGAAATTTACCAAGATGAGATTCTATATGATAAACAATATTTTTTTAAGAAAGCGGAAGACTTAGCCATAGAATGTTATACATCGTGTTCCTGGCATAGAAAGAACGGAGACGAGTACCGCTATCTTGAAAAAAAATACATTGAGACTATGAAAAAAAATATCAAAAAAGGTAAAAAGTATTTTGACGATATTCTAGAAGTAAGAAAGCTAGAAAATGAAAGAGTAAAAAAAGTTTTAACTAAATAGAAATTATCTTTTAACGGACTGGGTTACTTTACGGACTGACAAGAGTTGATCGTTCTTGTGTTTGCGTTACCTCCAAAATTGGAGGCTTTAAAAATGAATCAAATATCTATATTTTTTCAAAGTATGTTTTCTACACTTTTACAATCAATACATTTTAACTTTTTGGGAAAGAACGTAACCGAAAGATATCTGAAAAGTTTTGTTGAAAAGTGTAATATTCTAGTAGATAAAGAGGCTACGATCTCGCCAAAGACAGAACGCTTGATCAATGCTTCACAACTTGACGGTGAATTATATTTTCAAGTGTTCGATTTGAAAAATACATACATTAAAAAAACAGATACAGCTTTTAGATTCATTACCAAAGAAACACAAAGAGCTAGATCGATGATGTCTTTACATCTTGGAGTGAACGATTACGACGAAGCAATGAAACAAAAAGGTTTTGTTCTAGTTGCTAAAAACTTTAATGTTTTGATTAAAAAAACCGAAGACTTCACACAAACTGGCGATTCTTTTTATGCGGAAGATTATTACCAAAGTTATTCGAAAGACAAGATCATGATCGAGTTTGTCGGAAAAACTAAAAAGGACGTCAGAAATTATCTTCAGGGTATTATGCGAGGACGTGAACACGTTCTTACTACAAAACAGAAAGAAGTCGAAGAGTTCAAAGATCAGATCAAAGGTTTAGAACTTGATTTGATGGCGACACAAGACAAACTCGAAGAGACAGAAAAGGAATTGAACGGATCAATTTTAGACAGTTAATTTTTTCTTTTTTCTCGGAGGTAATGCAGACAACACGAGCGATCAACAAAAAAAAATAGTGTCTTTCTTTTATTCAAAATTATTTTTTTAAAAAATCTTAAAAACTGGAGGTTTTGAAAATGAGAATTAAAGAGAGCGGATTTATTATTTATGAAGGAAAACCAAGTTTTATCACTTCAAAATATAACAATGCGAAACTGAAAAATAAAGGAATGCGAAACTTAAAAGATGAAATTGTAGTTATTCAAGTTTTAACTCCGTCAAAAAATCGCAAAACGGGAAACATGATGCAAACTTTTATATTAAATAAAAACCTTGATCCCATGCTCGCAAATAAAAACGGTCTTGATCTTCAATGCGGATCGTGCAAGTTAACAGGCGAGATCAACGACGATCCGAACGCAAAGACAGCGAAAGATCGTGTTTGTTATGTTTCCATCTATCAATCTGTTTTGCAGGTTTTCAAATCGTTTAAAAAGGGAAATTATCCAAGAATTGATCCCGTAGAGTTAGCAAAGAGGATCAACGATGATCCCAGTTTTGACGATCGAGGTCAGAGACATGGATCGTATGGAGATACTGGGACTGTTCCTTTTCACGTATTAGATTCTTTTCAGAATAAGTTAGACGAAAAGAAAAAAAGAACTTTGACGGGTTACACAAACCAATACCCAGAAAAAAACGCTTCAATGCATGATTTTTTAATGATCTCCGCTTACTCACTAGAACAAGCGGATCAAGCATGGCAAAACAAAAAGCGAACATTCCGAGTATTGAGAGAAAACGAACAGATCACAAAAAATGAAATTCTTTGTCCATTCCCGAAAGTGCAATGCAATCAATGCGGATTATGCGACGGAAGGAAAAACGCAAAAAGTATAGCAATAGAAGTTCACGGAGCAGGAAAAAATAATCTTTTAAAAATGGCAGGATAAAAAGAAAAGACACTATTTTTAACGCTTGTATATTATAGTTTACTGTAGTATAAAAGAAGAAAAGGAGATTTTGAAATGTTGTTACAAGTTTGGAGATACAGAAAAAGAGGAAAGAAATGCAAGGAACAAAAACTATTATTAATTATGGAGAAATGCAAAAATGAAAAATGAAGAAATGCGAAATGCAAAACTGAAA